AAGACGAGATATACAAGGCACGTCTTACACTGACTCTTCTGGACAGAGCCAAGGAGCTTGGCGTAAAAAAAAAATTTGAGGATTTGCTGAAGGCTTACACGAAAGTACAGAAGCAGATGATCGAAAAAGAGAAAAACAATAGAACAGTGTCTATGCTGGACCAGTGGACTAATTTCTCTGATTGTGAATATGACAGAATGAAGTGCCTTAACTGGGTAGCGGATGATGATGGAATTAGAATTTCAAACACAAATCCAGGATCGCCGGATATTATAGCTTGCTATCATCCTATTCTTCCGATTGAACGAATGAAGAATCTGGAAACCGGAGAAGAACAGATAAAGCTAATCTATAAGAGAAACAATAAATGGTCTGAGGTTATAGTACCGAAAACCATGGTTGCATCATCTACTAAAATCGTTGGCTTGTCTGCACTTGGGATTTCAGTAACTTCAGAGAATGCGAAGTTTCTTGTGCGGTATCTGTCAGATGTTGAGAATGCAAATGACGATTATATTAACATTCAGTATTCATCAAGCAAAATTGGGTGGATCAGGGATTATTTTCTTCCCTACGACAAGGATATTGTATTCGATGGAGATATGCGGTTCCGACAACTGTATGAAAGTATTAGTGTAGGTGGCAGCAGAACAGAATGGTATGAGCACGTGAAGAAGGTTCGTGCCACTGGAAGAATAGAGCCGAAAATCATGTTGGCTGCAAGTTTCGCTAGTATTCTGATCAAACTGATCGGTGCTCTTCCGTTTTTTGTAGACCTCTGGGGAGAAACTGAGGGTGGCAAGACCGTAACACTTATGCTAGGAGCTTCCGTCTGGGCAAATCCGGGTGAATCTAGGTACATAGGAGACTTCAAGACAACAGATGTGGCTTTGGAAGCAAAATCTGATATGCTCAATAATCTTCCACTAATTCTGGATGATACTTCCAAGGTGTCTGCCAAGATTAGGGATAACTTTGAAGGGATTGTGTACGATTTGTGTTCCGGTAAAGGAAAGAGCCGTTCTAATAAGGAGTTGGGCGTGAACCGGGAGAATCGCTGGCAGAACTGCATTCTGACCAATGGTGAACGTCCACTTGCCGGATATGTCAGCCAAGGTGGAGCTATTAACCGAATTATTGAGGTTGAGTGTTCTGAAAAGATATTTGATGATCCGCAGCTTACCGCGGATACCCTTAAAAAGAACTACGGATATGCAGGAATCGACTTTGTGAACGCAGTCAAGGAAATGTCCATTGATGATATAAAAGCCCTGCAAAAGCACTATCAGGGTCTTATACAGGACGATGATAAGATGCAAAAGCAAAGTATATCTATGAGTATCATTCTGGTAGCAGATAAAATCGCAACAGATCAGCTATTTCATGATGGCCAGTACATTGACATTGAGACGACTAAGAATCTTCTGACAGAGAAAGAAATGGTGTCTGAAAATGAGCGCGCTTACTGGTTTGTACTTGATAAAATTGCCATGAACGGAATTAAATTCGATGATAACCCAGATATCAAAACAGAAAGATGGGGAATTATTGACAATGACCCGGTAGAGAAGACATCAATCGCAATAATTTATAGCGCAGCGTTTGATGATCTGTGCAAAATTGGAAGATTCTCCAGAAAGGCGTTCTTGTCATGGGCTGTTAAGAAAGGACTTGTGGAAACCGACAGCAGAGGTTATCCGACCAAAGCGAAGAAGCTGGACGGAATTGTCACTAAATGCGTGTTCTTAAAAATTGTAGATGAAATTCCAAAAGGATTTGCGAATTGTAATGATGATTTTGAGATTACAGACGATATTGTGTTTGATTGACAAACAATTCGTCAAAAAGGTAACCGGGTAACCTAGGTAACCTTTGATTCTGCATATATATATATGAATATTTATATGTACATATTGAGTATAAAAGTTTCCCTATATGAGAAGGTCAGGGTTACTCGGTTACTCGGTTACCTGCCAGTAAAATCAAGGGTTTGCGGATTTTCGCTCGGTTACTTCTCGGTTAACAAAGGTTACTTGTATTAAAATAATATAAATATATTATATTTATAAAAATTAAATAGATAGTATACAGTACATTGTATACAATATTCAAAGGAGATGATAAAAATAAAAGTAGAAGCAAAGGATATTCCGTATATTCAAAGGTTTATGACTGAATTCTGGAAAGCTATAAAAGATTTCTATTTAGCCGAACTTACAAACGAATATTCCAAGCAGGCCACTGATCGTCTGATAGAACTTAGAGAGTATGCGGAAATGTGCCCTGATGATAATGATAAACAGTTTATTAAGAATTGTCTAGTTGCTTTTAATAAGCTATTAGATTCTAAACAGAGGGAAGTGAAAAAGAATGTACAACACTAAGAATAAATGCGAACAGGGACAGGCACTTAGAAAAGAAATCTACATGTATGTAGTAAGCTACTTTAAACTTGTTGGATATGCGCCATCGGTCAGCGAGATTTGCGAGAAAGTAGACGCAAGCAGAGCTACCATCTGGAGGCATTTGAACCAGCTTATTGATGATGGGTTGCTTAAAACAGCACACCCGAGCACTGATAGAGCCTATGCTCCAACAGGATACGGGTTCGGAAAGGTGAAGAAATGAACAAAATGCGTGAATATGAACGTGGCAGGGAAGATGGCCTTGGCCTTGCTAGACGAATCACCAGAGAGGGCGGTCTTGAAGCCATACGAGCAGTGTGGAGATTATATTGATTGGTCAGACTTAGGTAAAAGTATATTTGACCGCCCGAAGCCACTGGCAGAAGCACTTGTGAAAGCTAATTGTCCGTATCTAAAAGTTGGAGAGCACAAAGCTGCGCCGATGATTTACATGCAGAATAACGGGCAGGTAGCATTTGGGTAAGTAAAGTATTAATTGAAATTAAATCATAAGAAAGGAGCCAGCCTCCGGCCGGGGCAAGGGTATACCGGACTTCTTAGAGAAAATGAAACAGGGAGTAAGTAAAGTATTTTTAGACAGACCAGCTTATGCTGATTTTGATTCACCGCATAAATTTAACGCAATTCAGAGTATTGTAGGTAAGCACCTTAAAGAACATCCGAATGCGGTGTGTTCGTATTCTGGCGGAGCTGACAGTGATATTATGATTGACATTATCGAAAAAGCAAGACACACATTCAATCTTCAGCCAGTGAAATATGTGTTTTTCAATACAGGACTCGAAATGAAAGCAACAAAAGACCATGTGAAGAGAACTGCTGAAAAATATGGAGTAGAGATACAGGAATGTAGACCTAAGATAAATATCGTACAGGCATCAAGAAAATATGGAATCCCATTCGTATCAAAGATCATGTCAGGAAGGCTATCTGACTGGCAAAGGAAAGAAATTCCACTATCTATTGCCGAGGAATACGATCAGGCAGAAGACAAAGCAGCAAAGCGTCAGGAACTGAGAGAAAGATATCCGAAATGCGAGAGTGTGATTAATTTCTTGTGCTGCTGTAATGCAGCCGGAGAACCTAGACCAAATATCCAGCTCATGATTAATTCATCAAAATATATGCGTGACTTTATTGGAGAATATCCACCAGACTTCAAGATAAGCGCAAAATGCTGTGATTACTGCAAGAAACAGGTTGCTCATAACATTCAGAAAAATTACGAAATGGTAATTACTGGGGAGCGTAGAGATGAGGGAGGAATGAGGTCGGTTCCAAGAAAAGACAACACGGCTCTGTGCTTTGCCGAGACAGCTTCAGGACAGTTTCGACTCAGACCACTGTATTATGTCTCGGATAAGGATAAAGCGTGGTACAAGGAACATTATGGAATCAGATATTCAGACGCTTATGAAGTGTACGGATTGACCAGAACGGGATGCTGTGGCTGCCCGATATCATACAAAGCAGTAGAAGATCTGGATAAAATAAAAGCATTTGAACCGAATGTTGTAAAAGCAGCATGGAACATTTTCGGAAGAAGCTATACATATCGGATGAAATATAACGAATATAAGAAACATAGAAGAGAACAAGAAAAAGCAAAGTCCCTCGACGATACTGTGATTAAAGGGCAGATGAATATTAATGATTTTATTTAGAAATCATGGAAGACTGCACAATAGCGTGTCAGTTGTTTGCATGGGGAAAGTGAGGATGGAAATGGGAAAATTAAACCCGATAAACAAAGACGATTTAAAAGTCGGAGACGTGGTTGGAGTCGCAAGAGAAGTATTGAACGGATGGGGAATAGGTTTCAGACACGTCATGGTGTATCCGGCAAAAATTATTCGTATAACTCCTAAACGAACCAAAATCGAAACCGACAAGTTCGGAGAACATGATAAATATGAGACATTTTATAAATACGATTCAGAAGCCATAAAAGAAAGCGAAATGGCAAAGAAATTCAAGGAAATCAGAGATGGTGTATATGCCATTGAAGATTTTAAGTCGAGCCGTGGGCTGAGAGTAATCAAAGACGAAGACTTAGACACACTGTCAGAGCACATCAATGCGGTTGCAGAAATTCTGAAAAGTTATGGAAAGTGAGGACGTAATGACAGAACAGGAAAAGAAGGAACTTCTGGACGAACTTGAAAAGCGCATGGACGAGAAATACAAAGGTTGTCTTACCAGAGAAGATGTTGCGACCACATTGAAAGCACCGAGAGAAAAGTGGTTTAGAGATGAAAAACGGACACGGACATAATTCTTTAATGTCAGAAGCTTTTGATTCTTCTATTATCTCATGGCAGGTCTGGGAAACAATCAGGAAGTTGACCTGCGTTGTGTGCGGTAAGCAGTACGTTAGACAGCTTGCAAATATAGAGAATGCAGATGAGATCGCAGAGAAACTTTGCCAGTTTGTTTGTGATTTGAAGATGGAATTTAAGGAGCAGGAGAACGGAAATGAAAAATAATAATTACGCTTCATTCTTCAAAACGAAACCAAAGAAAGTAGAGAGATACATTCGTTGCAGAAAATGTGGTGCTGCTATGGATGATAGAGATTTTCCTTTTATAATCAAGTGTCATAAATGCGGATATTCGTTTCAGGCAAAGCCTCATGAACCAGATTGTATCAAACTGCCAGAAACATTGGAAGAATATTTTGAATTATATGAGAAAATGAGAGGTGCAGAAAAATGGAGAAATTAAAACCTTGTCCGTTTTGTGGGAAAGATATAGATACAGAGAAAAATGTATACACTCCAGAGAGAGACTGGGCACCGTCTTTTTACGATCCTGACAGCGGAGGATTACCAGTAAGTATTCGTTGCGAATGCGGATTAGAATTTTGTCCGGGCACATGGGATTGGGAAGAAGCTATTAAATCATGGAATAAAAGAGTAAACGAGGAGGACACAAAATGAAATTATATTTCTACATTTTGGATACAGACAGAAAAACAGGTAAATGGAATCTTCATCTTGAAGAATGCGAAGTAATGGAAAAGTCGAAGACATACAAACCGGTGGATAAATTCCCACATGGAGTATGGAACAGTTTCATCAAAAAGGAAAGCATTGGTCATTTTGCTGATAGCTTTTTAAATATTGTCGTGCTGGACAAGCCGGATTATGAAAAAGCAAAAGAGGTATTCATGCTTAAATACAATTCGATCATCAGAGAGGCGCAGGCGACTATTTCTAAGACCGAAGAAATGGTAGCGGCAGTTGAAAATTTTAAGGAGGACGCAAAATGTTAATCATAAGTCAGGGTAAAAAGCATCTTATTGAAATGAATAAAATAATTATTCAAGCATCAGGAACAGAGGTTATATGCTACGACACATCATGTATTGCAGACGAAGGGTATATATGTTTAGGAAAATATGAGTCAGAATCCAAAGCCCTGAAAGTACTGGATATGATTCAGGAAGCCTATGTGGAATATAAAATTACTTGTACTTTTTTGACAGGCTTTACAGGGCATCGAGTAATTGTGGAATCAAACGATATTTGCGTTAATGGTTTTAAAGAACTTGCAGAAGGCTTTAAAAAGAATATGGTCTTTCAGATGCCAGAGGATTCGGAGGTGGAAGTATGAAGTATAAATGCGTAAAGTCATTCATGTTAGACACCTATGATGGTGATGGATTTTATGTTGACGGATATATGGAAATTAAGGCAGGAGAAATCTATGAAGTTGGGAATGAAAAAATAATTGACGGAGAAATTCATCTTGACGGAGTAAATGTTAACAGATGGATTGAGATATCAAAAGAAACACTGGATGAGTATTTTGAAGAGGTGGAAGTATGAGTGATGCAATGGAACTTATTCAAAATGAAGATGGCACATTTAGTGCATACGATGATACCTACGACATTACAATACATTGTGAGACAGAAGAAGAACAGAAGAAAGTTATCAAGAGATTGTCTACTGACTGGATTCCGGTCAGTGAGAGATTGCCAGAAAGTACGTTACCTGTGCTTTGTCGGGTCAAAAGTACAACTATATCCTGCACGGAAACTTATATCATTGGTTCATACTGTAATGGATGCTGGTTCTTCCAAAATGATACGGTCGGGACACATAGTTTTCCACTGAGCGAATACAAAGTTTTGGCATGGATGCCATTACCAGAACCATATGAGGAGGACTGAATATGGCAAAAATAACACAATGCCAAGGTGAGGGGCAGGGAAGCTGTAAACGATGTAATGACAAGGGAATCTGGAATGTAAATTGGATGTGTTTTCTTTACAAAATAGAAGGGCTTGAAGGCTGTTACTGTAGAAAATGCGTTAAAGAAATAATGTGTGAGGAGGACTAAAAAACATGGAAATGTCAATTTTTGAGAAATACGGCAAGACCTACACCAGATTCAAGATTACACTAAAAGAATTTAAATCTTGGCAAGGTTTGCTTGAGATAAAGTATTGTATTGATACTTCTGAGCCAATCAAGAAAAACAGCAGATACATTTATTTCGAGAAAGAAGGAGATTGGATTAATGGGAAGATGTAAATTAGACTGCCCGGACGGCGAAACAGAATGCTGCATCTGCTGTACGAAACAGGATTCCTGCCAGTGCAGATGTGATGATATGGACAGTTATGAATATGCGGAGGAGTGCGAAGATTATGAGACTGATTGATGCGAATGCAATGAATGAAGAGTTATTTTACAAGCAAGTTGGAGGAAAAGACAGTTTAATTACGGCAGAAAGTGCGTTTAAAATGATTGACGCGCAGCCGACCGCCTATGATGTGGAAGCAGTTGTGGAGCAGTTGGACACATACATAACAAAACTGGTTGGAAGAAATGCTGCACTATATCAGACAGTTATGCAGATCGTGAAAGGCGGTGGAGTTGAATGAGTAAAGGAAAAGACATTGCCACTATGTTCACAAGAGAAGAAAATAAAAAGAATGGAAGACTCGGATATGGAATGGCTACCAGAGAGAAGAAAGATGTTATCAGTCCGGCACACTATGGAGCGTTTTTGCAGAAAAGAGGTAAGAGAAAATGAGTAAATCAGTATTGGTAATAGATATGTCAATTCTGTTATGAATTAGACGAAGGTGTTGAAGCATGTTGTTCCATTATGGATGATGACAAAGATAAAAGCCTAATGAAAGAAATTGATTGTGAATATGGATATTGTCAAGGCAAGCCAGATTGGTGTCCGCTGAAGCCATTGCCAAAGAAAAAAGAAGAGAGAGATTGGAGAAGTAAACTTAGTCTTGAATGGGTTCGGGGTTGGAACACTTGTATTAGCAAAATTACAGGAGGGGATTCTGATGATTAATCTAGCAAATAAATGCGTATTAGTTAGAACGCAGGAAGAGTATGAAAGCATTCTGAAAGAGGCAAGAAGACAGGGATATAGATGGTACGGTGGAAAAGAAACATATCCATATCCTTTTGAAGAACGTCAAATTCCAGATATATTAAAATTTTATAAAGAAAATAAAGAACTGACAAGAAATGCCAATCTTGTGTCAGGGTATGAATTAGTAGAAGCATCAGATGTAGTTATAGATGAGAAAAAACTTGCAGATGCAGTGAGCCTCGTTAGAACATTCGCCAAATACCCAGACAGAACAGCACTGACGGATACATTTGTTAAATCGTTGAAGTTACTTGCAGATACCGTAGAAAGTCAGTTGGAAGAGGTGAAGTAGATGGAGAGATTAACAGAAAGATATGTTCCAAATGATGAAAAGAATGGAATTTCAGGGACAAAAGTATTTGAATCTGAGAATAAAATACCTCTTGTTAAAGTATTAAGCGGAGAATATTTATATACTGCAATTGAAAAGCTCACCATTTATGAAGACTTAGAAGAACAGGGCTTGCTTGTGAGATTGCCGTGTAAGGTTGGAACAGAAGTTTTTTGCTTTTTTCCAGGAGACAGTTATTATGCAAAATGTCAAATTAAAAAAAATAGAAATCTGTCAAAGCATATTTGGAAATATATGTTACTTTGCAGAGCCAGTTGCACAAAGGGGACGTTGTTACAGATATTTTGACTATGAATTTGGCAAATTTTTATTCCTTACTCTTGAGGAAGCTGAGAAGAAGCTGGAGGAGATGAAACATGAATAACATCTATTTGGTGCAACGCAAGAATGGAAATGTAATTGTCAGTATTATGAGAAATAAATCTGATAATACTTACTCATTTGTAAATCTAACAAAAGGCCATATTTGTTCATGCAGATTTGATTCGGTTGAAGATGCGGTAAAGGATATGGATGAGAAAATATTAAATGGTGAAGTTACTGGGTATTTTGAGTTAGAGGAGATAAAAAAAATAAATAACAAACCTACACCAGATATAACGCCAAACCTTGCTATATCAGCATATCACGTACTACAGCAATATTGCACTGGACAGCCAGCAGATTGCAAAGGCTGCGGATTTTACGAACACTGTCCAGAATGTTTTCAAGGCATACCATGTGACTGGAACTTGAATGAAGAGGGTGAAATAAATGAAACTGAGAAAGGCAACACTGATTGACTACGGAGTACCGCCGGATGATATACCGACATTACAGAGTCACTTGCGGAATCTTAGCGAAAGCGACAAATACAATCTGCTACAGGTATCTATCAAATATGCACCCGGTATTGAATCACAAATTTATGACAGCATCGTGAACAGTATCGGATATCGGACAATGGAAAAAATCAGAACGGTTCCTGCAACAGAAAATGACTTCTATGGTTATAAACGCAAGGTCATGGCAGAATATTATCATCTGGCCAAATTGATTGGTAGACTTTAAAAACTTAAAAAATTATAAAAGTGGTAGAGAGCTAAATCTCCCCAGTGTGGTATTATATTTGTATATAACTGCTATACTGGGGATTTTTTTTTGAATTCAGAAAGGATATGATTGGATGTTGATAGGATGGCAAATGAGAAAAATTTAATACCGAATTCTGAACGAACTCCGAGCGAACTCCGAGAAATAACAAAAAAAGGCGGTATTAAGTCGGGAGAAGTACGCCGTCAAAAAAAGACCCTTTCTGAATTAGCAAAAATGATAGCTGAGAATCCTGCCCCGAATGCCGCGAAAAAGAAACTCACAAAGATGGGTATATCTGATGAGGACGCAAATAATAACGCCTGTATTGTAGCTGCCGTATATGATAAAGCTATCAAAGGCAATATGCAGGCAGTAGACAAATGGGAGCAGTTAGTAGCTGTATCAAAATCAGATGAAAGCAAATATGAACTTCCTGCCAGAGTGCTTGGCAAGGCGTTCGTAGACATTAACCGGCAGATCAAGCCCAATATCGAATATGTATTTGAAGGCGGTCGTGGTGGTCTGAAATCTTCATACGTAGCCTTTAAAATTGTTGAGCTTATCAAGAACAATCCTCAGATGCACGCCTGCATCACAAGGCAGGTAGCTGGTACTCTGAAAGATTCCGTGTACGCTAATATGAAATGGGCTATTAATGAACTTGGACTGATGGAAGAATTTGAATGTAAGGTGTCGCCACTTGAGATTAAATACATTAAAACCGGGCAGACAATATACTTCCGTGGTCTGGACGATGAAACCAAACTGAAATCTATTAAGCCGGAGTTTGGGTATATCGGAATCCTCTGGAAAGAGGAAAAAGATCAAATGAAGGGAGATGCCCAGGAACGTTCTGTTAATCAGTCAGTGCTTCGTGGCGGCGATGAATCCTATGATTTTTCATCATATAACCCACCAAAATCAAAATCAAACTGGGTAAACAGGATTAAGCTCACGCCTAACCCGAAAAGGGTTATTCATCATTCGAGTTATCTGGAAGCCCCGGCGGAGTGGCTCGGGCAGAAGTTTATTGACGATGCAGCACATCTGAAAGAAATCAATCCAGAAGCCTATGAGCATGAATACCTGGGTGTCCCAAATGGAGACGGTGGAAACGTATTTGAATATCTCGAAATTAGAGATATTACAGACGAAGAGATCAGTCACATGGATCGTGTTTTCGCTGGCGTAGACTATGGATGGTACCCGGATGCCTTCTGCTATCTCCGAACTTATTATGATTCTGCCAGAGAGAAGATATATCTGATTGATGAATTGTATGTAAATAAATGGAGTAACTCCAAGACCGCTGATTGGATCAAGAAAAAAGGCTATGATGATTATACGATGATATGTGATTCTGCGGAGCCTAAATCCGTGAACGACTTCCGGGACGCTGGACTTCCTGCTAGAGGAGCAATCAAGGGGCCGGGAAGTATCGAGTATGGTTTTAAATTCTTACAGACCAAGACACTTGTCATTGACCCGAAGCGAACGCCGAATGCATACAAGGAAATTACGGAATATGAGTATGATCGAGACAAAGAGGGTAATGTAATAAGCGGTTATCCTGATGGAAATGACCATGCAATCTCGGCACTTAGGTATGCTTACGAACCGCTATTTAACAGAAGGGGGAACAGTGCATAATGTGTAAATTTTGTGATAATTTAGCTTCTTGTAAAGAATACTATGAAAATCCAGAATGTAAGAAGAATAAATACATATACGGCTGTATGCTGTACATGTACATGAAAGACCGAAAAGGAAGCATTACTTCCAGACCGTTTGACCTTAATTATTGTCCAATGTGCGGAAAGAAAATAGCGGCAGGTGACTAAATGGGACTTATAACAACACTAAAAAGGTGGTTTAACATGATATTCAAAAAACAAGCCGAAGAGGATTTTAACATCCAGGCAGCAGAATTTCCAGAAATGGAATCACTGATTAACCGGTGTGCGAACATCTACAGGGGAGTACCGGAATGGTTAGATGACAAGAATAACATCAAGACGATTAATTTTGCTAAATCTGTCTGTTCAGAAACAGCACGGCTCGCAACATTGGCGATCGGCATTCAGATAGACGGTTCCGCAAGGGCTAAGTGGCTACAGGAACAGATTGATAAGGTATATTTCCAGATCCGGCACTGGGTAGAGTACGGCTGTGCTTACGGAACGGTGTTCGTCAAACCAAACAGTGAGAGCCTTGACGTATTTACTCCGGCAGACGTGATGATTGTGGATTATGACAATCAGGAAATTAAAGGGATTATATTCAAGGATTCTTGTACTGTTGGACGGAAATACTATACAAGGCTCGAATATCATCGTTTTGTTGAGACCACTGTAGATGGCGTGACAACCTATCCGTATTATGTTTCAAACAGAGCCTATGTATCAAAATCCCCTCAAAGCATCGGCGATAAAATCGACCTTAAACAGACCAAATGGGCTGATCTGATGGCAGATACGCCACCGATTCTCAAAGCGAACGGGGAGAAACTGGACGGACCTCTATATGGAGTACTTCGGACACCACAGGCGAACAATGTGGATATTAGCACGCCGCTCGGACTTCCGATATTCGCTGAAGCTATCGAGGAACTGAAAGACCTGGACATTGCATACAGCCGCAATGCCGGAGAAATTTTCGATTCTCAGAAGATTGTTCTGGCAGATGATAGACTGCTGATGCCAAGCGGTGCACCTGTGTCAGCTATGTCGCCACAGGGCATGGAGAACAGGCGAAATGAGATGAACTTACCGCACTTTGTCAAGAATGTATTTGGTGAGGGACAAGACACTTTCTATCAAGAAATCAATCCTCAACTCAATACAGATACCCGTATAAGCGGAATAAATGCCCTTTTAAGCCAGTTGGGGTACAAGATTGGATTCTCCAACGGATACTTTGTTTTTAACGAATCTAGCGGTATTCAGACAGCCACAGGAGTAGAAGCAGAACAGCAGAGGACAGTGCAGTTTATCAAAGATGTTCGAGACAAACTGGAATCTTGTCTGGACGAAGTTATTTATGCACTGAACGTTTACGCTGACCTGTACGGACTTGCACCTGTCGGAGTCTATGAAGTCAATTATGATTTTGGAGATATTCTGTATGTGCGTGAAAATGACCGTGCAAGATGGTGGCAGTATGTGACCACTGGCAAGGTTCCGGCATGGTTGTATTTTGTAAAATTCGAGGGAATGACTGAGGAAGAAGCGAAAGCAATGGTCAAAGAAGCTCAGCCAGACGAGCCAACATTATTCGGAGAGGAGTAAAAAAATGGCAGATAAACCAGTAACAAGGGAAGAAAAATATCTTGCGTACTTGACAGGTGATTACAAGGGCGAACTCCCAAAGCCAATCACAAGAAAAGAGAAGTATTTATACGAATTATGTTTGAAAGGAATGGGCGGTGAAATCTCGCCGGAGGAAATCAAAGCCGCAGTAAATGAGTACCTTGAAAAGAATCCGGTCAAGCCCGGAGCCACCACAGAACAGGCACAGCAGATCGAACAGAACAAGACGGATATTACTTCGCTAAAGGAAGATATAAATATGTTATCTGTTAGCTCCATCTCTATTAAAGACGTGCTTACTGATAAAACAACACATGCCGGAATATATATAAGAACGGATGTACCAGTTGGTGATCCAAGATTTTATGAAGTTAATGAGAACTTTAATTCTTCCAATATCAATGAGATAGAACCGAACGAAACATATACCGTAATTTGTAAGAGGTATAACAATGGAGAAGAAATTCATTTTTGTGATGCAATGTTTTTCGATGTTGATCACAAATATATATCCAGAATTCAGAATACAACTAAGTTTACAACACCAAATAACGCTAAATATTTTGCGATGACTCTATATTCAACAAGTTACGATCCAAATTCATGGGATAATTTTGATGATATCATTGTTGAAAATTCTAATCAAATTACTTATCCATTAATGAAAAATAGATTAAAAAATACCAGGGCATTTATAGGTTGCGAAGGCAAAAAGTGGATGGTTATAGGCGATAGCATCACAGAACATAATTTTCGTGCGCTTGCGAACTATCATGATTATGTTGCCGAAGAACTAGGACTTGAAGTAATAAATTGTGGTGTAGGCGGTAGTGGTTATAAAGTTCATGATACAGATGATGATTATATTTCAACAATTTTACCATTTTATAAAAGAATTAGTAATTATTCGGAATACAAACCTGATTTAATCACGATTATGGGTGGCATAAATGATTTGTTGTTTAGTGGCAAACAAATGGGCGAAATCACAGATACATCAACAGATACTTGGCTCGGTTGTGTATATCAATTAATTCAAAATATAAAAACGACATTTCCGAACGTTCCTTTTGGTATTATGTCACCACTCCCAGCTTGCACAGTTGGAAGTGGAAATTGTTTATATAATTTTAACCCATCCGATAAGACAAACCAGGAATATATATTTGTTCAAAAACTAGAAGAGCTTTGCGATTATTACTGTATTCCATTTTTGAATCAATATAATAAAAGCGGTTTTAGACCTTGGGATGACGATTTCAAGTTAAAATACACATCATGTAGGCAAGAACAAAGCGGTGATGGATTGCATCCTAATGTCCAAGGGCATGAACTCATCTATCCTAGAATCAGGGAATTTATAAAAACGCTCATATAAAGCATTGTCTGCATTTATGGAGAAGTTTAGTGATATTGCATACCCTGGATTTCTGAAAGTAGTATTTGATGATGTTGGGCTGGAACATTTACAGAAAATACATAATAATTGGGAGAAAGTTAGAGAGCTACTGACAGTACATTATTGTGGTTTAGCACCATATGAACATATGGATTTAAAGGGAGATAATAAAAATGTCTTGGGGAAGTTATACTCTTATGAAATGTAAAAAATGCGGAAAAGTATACGAAGTAGAAGATAGTACGTTGATTACGAATCAGACAGATTATAACAAGTGTCCGGTATGCCATTCTGAAGGAGAAATAGTATCTAGCAGATCCATATTAGATGTAATGAATGAACAGAGTGAAAAATTTAAAAAGCGTAAGAAACGAGTGATTTTGTAAAAATGATTTTCTATGATGCATTTTATAAAAAATGGGAAACGGCTTTTAGTTAATCAACCAGTTTAGAAAATTGAACAAACAGGAGAAAATCAAAATGGAATTTAATATCAAGACCAGGCTTGCTCATGCTTGGAATGCTTTAGTTGACTAATAAAAAAAATTCAAAATATGTACCACAACATTTATCGAAAGAGGTGATATACTATACTTAGTCCAGAATATTTACGAAGAATTACGGAGGGCAGTGAACAAATTGCCGAAGAACTGCATCAGTATATCATCTCTGAAATCGTATCACGGATGATGGCAAGAATCGGCAGAGGTGAGGACTATATTCTGACTAACGCTGATGCGTGGCGAATTAGAACGCTACAAGAATCCGGTGAACTACTAGAGGGCATTCTGGCAGAATTATCCAGATATACCAAGCGTGAACAACAGGAGCTTCTTGAAGCGTTCGAGGATGCCGGAATCACTGCAATGAACTATGATGACAAGGTATATAAGGCGGCAGGATTAAGCCCTGTACCGCTCGAACAATCCCCGGCTATGATAAGACTCATGGAACGGAATATGCTTGCAACCATGGGCGAGTGGAAGAACTTCACACGAACGACCGCAAGTGTCGCTCAGAGACTCTATATCGAGCAATGTGACCTTGCATATAATCATGTGATGACTGGGGCAGTTGGATATACGCAAGCCATCAAAGAAGCAGTTAACAACGTTGTGAGTGATGGCGTTACCGTCACATATCCATCTGGTAGAAAAGACACAATTGAAACAGCAGTAGCACGCTCTGTCAGAACTGGCGTGGCACAGGCTACGGGAGATATATCCCTGAAACGTATGGAAGAAATGGACTGGGATTTAGTTCTAGTCAGTGCACATATGGGAGCCAGGACAGGTGACGGCGGCGAGAATCCCGGAAATCACTCATGGTGGCAAGGCAAGATATACTCTCGTTCTGGCAAGAGTAAGAAATTTCCACCGTTCTCATTGACCGGATATGGAACAGCAAGCGGACTGTCAGGGGTCAACTGTCGGCATAGCTTTGGAGCCAGTGACGGGGAATTTAATCCCTATGCAGAACTATCAGCACAGGATAAAGCTGATAAAGGCAAACAGTACGAAAAGGAACAGAGACAACGTACTTATGAACGGAGAATCAGAAAGACAAAGAGAGAAGTTCTCGGAATGCAAACAGCGGTTAATAACTGCAAGGACGAACAGGCGAAATTCGCATTACAACAAGACCTTGACCGGAAGTCTTATCTTTTGCAGAAACAAAATGCTGCATACAAAGATTACTGCAAGCAGAACGACCTGAGGGAACTGCAAGACCGACTCATGATAGCAAAGTGGAATCGCCAGAACGCCGCCAAAGCCAGAGGAGCGGCAAAGAGATATAAAACAGCAAAGGGGATTGACTGATGGACAGATGGGAATATTTCAATCCGAATCCTGCCGGGAATCGAGTCGGAGATTGTGCTGTCCGGGCAATATGCAAGGCAACCGGGTTCGACTGGGAAACAGTATTCGCCGGATTAATGATACAGGCGTGTACTCTGTCAGATATGCCGAGTGCAAATTATGTCTGGGGAGCGTACCTCTATAAACGTGGGTACAGGCGCAAACTGATTGAACAGTCAGAACGATATATCTATACGGTCAACGACTTTTGCACAGACCATCCAACAGGCACGTATATTCTCTGCATAGATGGTCATGTAGTGACAGTACAAGAGGGTAAATATTTCGATACATGGGATTCCGGCAACGAGATCCCGGTATATTACTGGGAAAAGGAGAATAAATGAGCATATCAGAATTTGTACAGATTTTCTTGTCTATCTGTGGAGGGGTGTCCATTGTCGGAGGGGCAGCGGCTGTAATCTTTAAGTGGATTACACCGGCGTTTCGACTTAATAAGCGAGTAGAGACACTGGAAGAACATGATAGACGAGATTATGAAAGCCTTCGGAGAATCGCAGAACGAGATTCATTGATTCTGGAAGTGTTGTCGACCATGTTAGACAGCCAGATTAGCGGAAACAATGTGGAAGAATTAAAAAAAACAAAACAGAAGCTCACGGAGTATCTCGCGCAGAATCAGCGGTAGTATTGATAAGGGGTATGCTCATGAAATTATATGTGTTCACAAAGAAAGATATAGACAGATTCTTGATAGAGTGTAATTTTACACCGGACGAGGAAAGGTTATTCCGATTGAGGTGTAAGGAATACACTCTTGAATACTGCGCTGAACAGATGAATGTGAGTATATCCACGGCGAAACGATTAAGCCGGAGGGTGAATAATAAAATAATTAAAGTGTGTTAAGATGACAATAAAAGCCCCCGGGATTATCTCTCAGGGGCTTATTTTTATTCTGATTTTATCGTTATAATTGCGGCATTTGCGAACAATTCAAGTTCTACATTTCGTGTTTCAATTTCTTCATCGTAATAATCTAGCATGTCATTGTAAAGACCGTCAAGATCATCTGATGCGCCAGCCATAAAATGGTTGGAACCATCTTCATAAATTTCAAATATGTCAATACGAGTTTGATTTTTTTTCGCTTTTTCAAACGCCTGTTTAAACTTCACTTTCTTCCTCCTACTTATGCCCGAGCGTACGAAATAAAATTCTGCTCGGCGGTTTCGTCAACGAGTTCCGCCGGGATTCTCACCCAGTTCTCACCCAGAGAATTTATAAAATCCTCTTTCTGGGACTCTGTGCCGCACAGCCAAGCTGCTGTAACTTTGGCACATCCGAAGTTTTCGGAATTGTTCCGCGCCACCTGTTTTAATTCAAATTTCTTCATCTTTTGTCCTCCGTTCCGCCCCTGTCCGGGGCTGTGTGATTGATTTCTTTAACTGTCCTTATTATACATATATGTGCGTTATATGTCAAGCGTATATGTGCGTTATTTTTATTTTTTTTCTAGCCTGTCGAGTTCTGACAGAACAATGTCTCGAATAAAGGCACTGTTACTCTTGCCAAGGCCGAGCTTTTCAATTCTCTCTTTAGTTCCTTTTGGAAAGACAATATTCAGTCTATAGTTGTTGTTCTCATACTTCCTTACTGCTCTTTTCTGCGCTTCTGTTGCCATGTTAATCCCTCCTTTTTTCTTAATTATAAATCTATGTGCGTTATTGCACAATACTTTTTCGATACTTTTTTGAACTTTTTAGATTGATACATCTATGTAAAAATATAATCAGAAAGGCGGTGCATAAGATGGCATTATATAACAATCCTTATCAATATAGCTTTGGCGTTCCGGGACAGATGAATCAGTTTCAGCAACAGCCTGTCCAGATGCCAGCTCAACCAGTGCAGCAACCACAGCAGAATAATAATGGTATCTTGTGGGTATCTGGCGAAGTCGGCGCAAAATCCTATCTGGTAGCACCCGGGACAAGCGTTTTACTAATGGATTCAGAGGCAGAAAGATTCTTTATAAAATCCACAGACGTTTCCGGTATGCCACAGCCATTACGGACGTTTGAATACCACGAGGTAGGCGCTCAGATGCCGCCTAAACAGCCTGTTCAGAACATGGACAGTAAATATGTCACCAGACAGGAATATGACGATTTAAAAGGCAAATACGAAGCTATCATAAATCGATTAAATTCTTTTTCTGAACCTGTTAGGGCTAATACCGTACAGGAATCAGGAGCCAAAGGAGGAAATGCAGATGAGTAATCCATTATTCAATGCCCTCGGTGGTGGGATGCCACAGGGAAACGGACCAATGCAGATGATACAGCAGTTTATGCAGTTTAAACAGAATTTTAAGGGAGATCCAAAAGCAGAAGTACAGAAAATGCTTCAGTCAGGAAAAATCTCTCAGCAACAGCTTAATCAAGTTCAGCAGATGGCGGGACAGTTCCAGCACATGCTGAAAGGAATGAAATAGTACATTACAATCTGGCCAGATTGATGTAAATACACAATAAAGGAGATTATAACTATGGATGGAAATTATAGCTTAGCAGATATTGCCGCAGCTACTGGAAACGGTAGAAATAATGACGGCATGTTTGGTGGAGATGGTGTATGGTGGCTTATCGTGCTTTTCTTATTCGTATTCTGCGGATGGGGAAACAATGGCTGGGGCAATAACGGCAACGGCGGTGGATATACAGCCACAGCAGCTACTCAGGCAGACATTCAGAGAGGATTCGATAACTCCGCAGTAATTAGCAAGCTTGACGGAATCAACAACGGTCTCTGTGATGGATTCTACGCAGTGAACAATGGTATGCTTACCGGATTTAACGGAATCAACACAAACATCATGCAGACTGGTTTCGGTATCCAGCAGGCAATCAATGCTGACACTGTGGCTAATATGCAGAATACAAACGCATTGCAGGCACAGCTTGCGAACTGCTGTTGCGAAACCAGGGAAGCTATCCAGGGCATAAACTACAATATGGCACAGAACACCTGTGCATTGCAGAACACCATGAACAGCAACACAAGAGACATTATTGACAGTCAGAATGCAGGAACAAGAGCCATTCTCGATTATCTTTGCAATGAAAAGATTTCTAACCTGCAGGCTGAAAACAATGATCTCAGACGTGCTGCTTCTCAGGACCGCCAGAGTGCACTTCTCACAACTGCAATGGCTTCTCAGACACAGCAGCTTATTAATGCAATCAATCCGGCACCGATTCCGGCATATCAGGTACCTAACCCAAACACATATTACGGATGCGGATGTAACACCGGATGCAATTGTTAATAACTTCATATCGAGAGTATCTTTCGATTGAATCGAATGTCGGCTTATGCCGTATTACACAGAGGGGCAGGCTGAGACCTGTCCTTTTGTGATATGAAAGGAGTATTTTTTATGGCAGAATTTACAAGTATAGCTGCACAGACTGTAGCAGCAAAAGGAAACGTAGTATTTTCAAACACAGCAGTTAAAGGTTCTAACTGTATTCAGCACAGAGAGGGAAGCGGAATCATCACGCTGAGAGGGCTGACTAACCAGTGCAAAGCGAGATTCTTCGTGGATTTTTCTGGTAATATCGCAATTCCCACCGGCGGTACTGTCGGAGCTATTTCTCTGGCTATTGCAATTTCTGGTGAGCCGGTTCTTTCTTCACAGATGATTTCCACACCGGCGGCAGTAGATCAGTATAACAATGTGTCCTCTGGTATCTATATTGATGTACCTCGCGGATGCTGCGTTAATATTGCAGTGGAGAACACAAGCGATCAGGCGATTTCTGTTGCGAACGCAAACATTGTTGTAACCAGAGAAGCGTAGGAGGTGCGATTATGAGAGACATTAAAGACTTATGTGCAAGAATTGAAGATGAGCTGTCCAAAATCGCTGACAATGGACTGACCACCGGAAATCTGGAAATGACATACAAACTGATTGATATGTATAAAGATATCAAGAATACGCAGTACTGGGATAAGAAAGTTGAGTATTACAATACTGTCCTTGATGAGATGCGTGGTGGATATAATGACGATTACAGCGAACGTGGAAGAAAGCGTGATAGCATGGGGAAATACAGCTCAAATGACGGCAGAATGATGCCAGATTACGACCGGGGCAGTTCTTATGCCAGACGTGGCGAGCATTATGTCAGAGGACATTACAGCCGTTCTGATGGGCAAGACGCCTACGATGACTACATGACACAGAAACAGAGCTATCGTTCCGACAAATCTGAGGACTGCAAAAGAAAGATGCTTGCCGCTCTGGAAGAACATCTGGACGAACTCACGACAGAAATGAGCGATATGTCCAAGGATGCAGAGTGCCGGGAAGAACGTGATCTTGTCAAGAGATACGTGGAAAAGCTCCGTGATATGCTCTAAAAACGTAAAAGTGGTAGAGAGGTAGTTAAAAGAAATCTGTTATAATGTAATTGCGCAACAGGAAGCACAACGGTTGTTTTGACGTTTTCGTTTTACCCTCCTTTCTTAAAGTAGCTGGTACACACGCTTTAGTGGAAACTCAAGCAGGTTCGAACCCTGCCGTGTGTATTTGCCGTCTGGCACGCAAGATGGCGCACCTCCTTGATTAAGGTTTTTGTATTCATAAAGTTTTTCCTTTGAAAAAGAAATAAATATCCGAAACAACTCGTGGCAGGCATGACACGTAAAATACCTTGCTAACCCGGGAATCCGGGTTAATGGAAATATAGCTCTAGTGGTAGAGCAGTATTCGCATAGAATATTGGTCAGAGGTTCGATTCCTCTTATTTCCTTACCCTGCCAGTGGTCTAACTGGCTTAATCCATTTACCTGCGGCGGCAGGTCAATAAACACGACCAGGAGGATATTATGCAGAAACTTATTGACACATTAAAATCGTTTGGAATTGAAATCCCGGAGGACAAACAGGCAGATGTAAAGAAAGCACTCTCTGAGCATTATAAGAATGCAAAGGAAGTAGCAAAGACCCTGCTAAAAGTCGAGGGAGAGCGTGACAACTGGAAAGAACGTGCTGAGACAGCAGAAGAGACATTAAAAGGTTTTGACGGTATCGACCCGGCGAATATCCAGACAGAACTTGCTGGATGGAAGAAAAAAGCCGAGGATGCAGAGAAAGAATTCAATGCAAAGATCTATGACCGTGATTTCTCAGATACTCTGAAAGCGGCACTTGACGATGTTAAGTTTTCCAGTGAAGCGGCTAAGAAGTCAGTCATGGCAGACATCAAAGAAGCCGGATTAAAGCTGAAAGACGGGAAAATCCTTGGACTGAATGACCTGATTGAACAGATGAAGCAGTCTGACGCATCCGCTTTTGTGGATGAATCTCAGCAGCAGGCTCAGCAGAATCAGGCAAGATTCGCAGCACCGCGGATTGGACAGCAGCAGACACCGGGGAGCATGACTAAAAAAGATATCGAAGCAATTAAAGACCCGTCCGAGAGACAGGCCGCAATTGCTCAGAATATCCAGTTATTCCAGTGATTTTTACACCGACTATACACCAGAGTATAGCCGCTAACCCAATACCTTAACAATTATGGGTAGAAAGGATTTTTTATATGGCAGCAAAAGCTAATCTTATTATGACAAATGACATCCGGGTAACAGCACGTGAGATTGACTTTGTGACCAGATTTGAAAGAAACTGGGAACACTTGCGCGAGATTCTTGGTATCATGCGTCCAATCAAAAAGACGCCCGGAGCGGTTCTTAAATCAAAATATGCAGAGGGTACATTGCAGAATGGAAATGTTAAAGAGGGTGAAGAAATCCCTTACAGCAAATTCACTGTAAAAGAAAAGCCTTATGCAGAAATGAATATTGAGAAGTACGCAAAGGCGGTATCTATCGAAGCAATCAAGGACCACGGTTATGAGAACGCTGTTCAGATGACTGATGATGAATTCCTTTTCCAGCTTCAGACCAATGTTACTGAAAGATTTTATGATTATCTGAAAACAGGTACCCTCACATTTACAGAGACTACTTTCCAGATGGCTCTGGCAATGGCTAAAGGCCGTGTTGAGAACAAATTCAAACAGATGCACAGGAATGTGACTGGCGTTGTTGGATTTGTGAATATTCTGGATGTGCATGAGTATATCGGAGCAGCTGAGATTTCTATTCAGAATCAGTTCGGATTCCAGTACATGAAAGATTTCATGGGCTTCAATACCATCTTCCTGTTATCTGACAGTGAAATCCCGAGAGGACAGATTATTGCGACACCCGTTGAGAACATTGTTCTTTACTATGTTGACCCGAACGAATCTGACTTTGCGAGAGCAGGACTTGTATACACCGTATCCGGCGAGACAAATCTGATTGGATTCCACACTCAGGGTAACTACCACACAGCAGTATCCGAAGCATTTGCGATCATGGGACTTACCCTCTTTGCAGAGTATATTGACGCTATTGCTGTTGGAACTATCAACACAACTCAGACACTTGGAACTCTGACTGTAAACTCTGCGGCAGGAAGTAAAAGTGGAGACACTAAAGTGACTATTACTCCGGCAAAAGCAAGCGCGGGAAATGTGTACAAGTACAAAGTTGCATCTTCTGAGACTGCCGTAGACTACGGACAGAATGTGAAGAACTGGAGCGCATGGGATGGCGAATCTGACATTACAGCAACAACAGGGCAGGTAATCACAGTGGTTGAATGTGACAGCACCTATAAGGCGCTGAGTGCAGGGCACGCGACTGTAACAGCAAAATGATGATCAAGTAGGAGGTAACTGGCATGGCTTATGCAGATTATAAATTCTATACAGAATCATTCGGCAATGTCGTGCCAGAAACCGACTTTCCACGACTGGCAGAAAAAGCCAGTGACTTTGTGGACACAATGACGTTTGACAGGTTGGTGGATGGACTGCCAACGAACGAGCGCTCACAGAAGCGTATCAAAAAGGCAGTCTGCTCACTGACTGAATTAATGTATCAGATTGAGCTTGCTGAGAAGAATGCAATCAATCAGGCTTCAACAAATCTTACTGACACAAATGTCGGGAACATCAAAGCCGGTGCAGTAACCTCTGTATCATCCGGCAGTGAATCTATCTCTTACGCCACGCCTCAGCAGATTGGGGCGAGCGCAAAGGAATGGAGTGCGGTATATGCCGCCGCCGGAGATGTACAGAAAACGAATGACTTGCTTCTTAAGACAGCTTTACCACTTCTGATGGGGGTAAGGACAGATGATGGAATACCAGTATTGTATGCGGGGGCGTGAGTATGTATGCAGTAAATGAGGGAGATGAAGAGTGCTTTAAATGTAAGCACTTGGATTGTTCTGTTGGATGCGTTTATCCGCTTACTGGTGAACTTCCACCATGCGGAAGAAACGTTATCCTGACACAGGAAGAATTCAGAAAATTAAAGGAGGGCAAAAATGGGAAACGATGCTTTTTTAAGTTTATGCAAAAAGATTGTAGTTGATTATTTCAACTCACATGCGGATAAAGCCGACAAGAAACAGATTACAGAAGATGATGTTTTCATTGTCTGGAGTTGTAAGACCTTACAGAACAATAAGGCTCTTGTAAGTACAACCGTATCTGATGGAATGTATTACGAAATTACTCACAATGGAGATAAGCAGGAAACCTATGTAGACGCTTATAAGAAATGGGAGAATTTCGTAGTTAAGTAGGAGGTTTCGTATTATGGACATTTCAACACTTGGCTCATGTATCGCAATCGTTATGATTTGCTACATCGTAGGAATGGGCTGCAAAGCATCAAAAAGAATCTCTGATGAATGGATTCCAGTAATCATGGCGGTTATTGGCGGAATTCTCGGAGCGGTCGGAATGGGAGTTATCCCGGACTTCCCGGCAACGGATTACATTACGGCGGTTGCGGTCGGTATGTTCAACGGATTATCGGCTACCGGAGTGAATCAGATTATTAAGCAGACTATGCAGAAAGAATAATTAAGGAGAGGATATCATGTACGACAAAACAGTAACAGTTTTCAACTATTACGAAAGCAAAACAACTGGAGATGCGTACTGGTATCCTCATGTGCTATCCGGCGTTGACCTGATTACAGACAAGGGAGCAATCCTTAAAAAGTACGGACCAGACGCAACCGACAACGCACAGCTGCACATCCGTTATACCGTCCAGAACGGTGATATAACCATTGTTGATAAGGACGGTAAGATTCTCCCATGGATTCCGTCAAAAGAGTGGAAACAGCAGATTAACAACGCTCTGGAAGACACTATCACATTCTCGGATGAATCATTCTTCTGGGAGGGCGAGTGGACTGGCGGAACGATAGTTGACAGTAATTATCGGAATGGATTCTACCAGTACATGAACGAGAATAAGGACGGTGTGTTCAAGATTACCAGTGTAGGCGGACCGTATACGCTGATTCCACATTTTGAGATTCTAGGTAAGTGATATGAGCAAGATTCATCACTTTAAAGGATTCTCCGTAGTTGATGGAGATATGAAGATTAAGCTGAATATGGACAGGTTCTCCAAACAGTATCAGGAAGCTCAGCATCTACTTGATGGGATGGTCATGAACAGCATGGTACCGTTTATGCCAATGATTTCAGGAAACTTTGTTAATCGAACGAGAGCCGAAAGTGCATCCTTGCAAGGAACTGGAAAAGTATGCGCGGCGGCCGCTCCTTATGGGCGATTCCTCTACGAGGGAAAAACAATGGTTGACGAAGTAACCGGAAGCCCATACGCAAGACATGGAGCAAAGAAAGTCCTCGTCAGTCAGTTTTCTGGTCAGACAGCCGCAAAGGAGAATCTTGAATACACCAAGCAGGCACACCCACAGGCGCAGGCTAAATGGTTCGATGCCGCAAAACGACAATACGGAGCAACATGGATTCGCAAAGTAAAAGCACAGGCAGGAGGTGGCAGACATGGCGGATAAACCTATCGGAAAAGATGCAACCGGATATGAGATTCTGACAGATGCCATGAAAGCACTTCTGAACCAGTATCCGGGACTGTATGAAAATGAAACAATCAAATTTGAGGAACTCGGCAAGGAATCAGGAATTGCATTCTCAGCAGACAACGGAGCCTTGATTTATTCAGAAAAAGAAGATGTCTGCGGCACGATGCATCAAGTGTGCCAGTATCCATTTTACGTGGTATATCGCACAGCATCTGACAAGGAACGACAGAAGTTATCTGTTCAGAAGTTTCTGGATAATCTCGGTAAATGGATATGTCGAGAACCAGTTATCATAAATGGCTCCGAGACACGCTTAAATGCGTTTCCTGAACTTTCACAGGGACGAATGATAAAACGTATCACCCGTGATAACTCCTATGGTTTAGAGCCACAGGAGAGTGGCGTACAGGACTGGTTATTGCCATTATCGGTACGCTACGAAAACACTTATGAAGTAATCTAACAAGTAACAACCGGCTATCAATCAGAGATAGTCGCTAACCTACACAGCCTTTAAGAGTTATAGGCAGAAAGGACATTTCTATGGGAGTTACAGGCAAGATTGACCGTAAATATATGGCTCATTATATCGATGCAGGTTCCCTTTGTGGGGGACTGACACCGAAGTATGAGCGTCTTGGCAAGGATCTGGAAGAGTACAATGTAGAACTCAATCCAGACACTGAAACATCTAAAAACATTCTTGGAGAATCCACATTTAAACATAACGGCTACGAAGTTTCTTCCGATGCTGATCCGTTCTATGCAGACACTACTTCTGATTTGTTTACAGCATTACAGAAGATTGTAGATGGACGTCTCAAAGACGACAACCTCAAAACAAAAGCAGTTGAGGTTCATCTCTGGACAGAAGCCACAGCAGGCAAGTACGAAGCATATCAGCAGGACTGCTACGTTGTGCCGACTTCCTACGGCGGTGATACATCCGGCTATCAGATTCCATTTACCGTCAATTATACTGGCGAACGTGTAAAAGGAAAGTTTGATATCAGTTCCGGTGCATTCACAGCCGACAGCGAATAATTTTTAGGAGGGCATAGAAAATGGCAAAAACAATTAATACAAACATTGATGATGGGTTTCTTCTTTTCACATTCACAAACAAACAGGGTGAAGTATTCTCTTCATTCAAACTGAATCCTACTGACATTAACGTTGCGGCAAGAGCAGAAGAGCTGGAAACTTTCTTCGAACAGGCTCAGGAATCTGTTAAAAACGTCTCTTCTAGCAAAGAGATGGCGGAGATTAATAAGCAGATTGAGGACAAAATCAATTATATGCTCGGATACGAAGCATCTAAGGATTTGTTTAAAGAACCAATTACCGCAACAACTGTTTTTGGAAATGGTCAGGTGTTTGCCTATATCGTTCTTGATAAAATCAATGAAGCACTTGCTCCAGAAATTGAAAAGAGAAAAAAGAAAATGCGGGAAGTGGTCAATAAATACACGGAGAAGTATGCAAAATGACCGCCTATGAGTTACCCACCTCACTGAACATAAGTGGGGTGGATTTTTCTATCAGGACGGATTTTCGTGTGATTATTGATATTCTAATCGCTATGAATGACCCAGAATTAGATGAACAAGCGAAAGCAGTTGTTATGTTACAGATTCTGTTCGAGGATTGGCAGAGTATACCGATTGAGCATCTATCTGAAGCTTGTCAGAAAGCATCTGAATTCATTGACTGTGGTCAGTCAGATAATAATCCAAACAAGCTAAAACCACGCTTAATGGACTGGGAGCAGGACGGCGATATGATTATCCCGGCAGTAAACAAGATTGCTCATCAGGAAGTGCGTATGAATAAATACATGCACTGGTGGACTTTCTTCAGCTACTTTATGGAGGCTGGCGAATGCCTGTTTAATACAGTAGTTGGAATTCGCAGTAAAAAGGCTTATGGAGAACGTCTGGAGAAATGGGAAAAGAAATTTTACCACGACAACAAAGATATTATTGACATAAAAACACGTCTCAGCGACGAGGAGCAAGCTTATAAAGATAAGCTGAATGAGATGTTGAACCTCAAATAGTTAGGAGGTGGACACATGGCTGCTGATGGCTCAGTCATTATTGATACGAGAATGGACACGTCTGGCGTACAGAATGGCGTGTCTGCAATAAAAAAGTCATTTAACGGCCTTGGAAGCGTTGTAAAAAAGGTAGGCTTGCTGATTGGCGGGGTGTTCGCCGCAAAAAAGCTTGTCGAATTTGGCAAGGAGTGTCTGGATCTTGGTTCTGATCTGGCAGAAGTGCAGAACGTTGTAGATGTTACGTTTACAACTTTGTCCGACAAGGTAAACGACTTTGCAAAAGCCGCTATGAACTCCGCAGGCTTGTCAGAGACAATGACAAAGCAATATGTCGGCACATTTGGCGCAATGGCAAAAAGCTTCGGATTTACGGAACAGCAAGCTTATGACATGTCAACTCAATTGACTCAGCTGACTGGAGATGTGGCTTCTTTCTATAACATCAGTCAGGATTTGGCTTATACAAAGCTAAAATCTGTATTTACTGGTGAGACTGAAACGCTGAAAGATCTTGGCGTTGTCATGACTCAGACAGCGCTTGACCAGTATGCACTTGCAAATGGATATGGCAAGACTACATCAAAAATGACGGAGCAGGAAAAAGTAGCGCTGCGTCTGAAATTCGTAACGGAACAGCTTTCCGCAGCTTCTGGGGACTTTGCCCGCACTTCTGGCTCTTGGGCGAATCAGGTCAGAATCATGCAGTTGCAGATTCAGTCTCTCAAGGCAACAATCGGTCAAGGACTGATTAATATATTTACACCTGTCATTAAAGTGATTAATACCTTATTGGCGAAACTTGCTACTGTTGCGAACGCTTTCAAGAGTTTCACGGAACTGATAACCGGGAATAAATCGTCCGGGCAAACCGGGGCGAGCGGCGCAGGTCTGACAGGAACAGACTTAGCAGCTACAGAAGATGCTTATGATACTGCGGCGGACGGTGCGAGCAATCTGGCAGATTCCACGCAGGATGTAACGGATTCTACGAACAAAAGTACCAGCGCGCTTAAAAAGCAGAACAAGGCTCTTAAAAAGAATATTGCCCCGTTTGATGAGTTAAAGGTTATCGGAAAAGAAGCAGCGGATGCGGTATCTGGTGCGACAAAAACGCCTACCGTAAAGGCAGACAATATTGACCTCGGGAATGTTGGACAGGTAGATTATGGAGATTTGGCAAAGGGTGAAAGCCAGATTGACAAACTCAGTGAATCTGCAAAGAAACTGTCTAACATACTCAAGCAAATTTGGAAACCCTTTCAGGAAGCATGGAACAGAGAGGGTAAGAATACCATTGATTCTGCAAGGTATATGTTTTCCAGTCTTGCTGAACTTGCGAAGAGTGTCGGCAAAAGTATTACGGAAGTCTGGACAAATGGGACAGGAACAGAAATGCTGTCTACCATGCTTCGGATTCTTCAAAACATTTTCAAAATAATTGGAAACATTGCAAGCCAGTTATCTAAGGCGTGGAACAAAAATAATGTCGGTACGCAAATTATCCAGAATTTAGCGAATGCCTTTCAGAAAGTCCTTGACTTCATTGAAAAGATAACAAAAGCAACAGCAGACTGGGCGGGTAAACTTGATTTTTATCCGTTATTGGATTCTATCAAAAATCTGACAAAATCCTTTGCACCGATTATCGAAGCTCTCGGAAACGTTCTCGAATGGATATATACAAACATCATTCTACCATCCCTGAAATGGCTGATTGAGACAGGCGTTCCGACTCTTATCAATATTGTATCAGGGCTCCTTAATTTCCTCGGAGAACATCAGACACTGGTCGAAGCGTTTGGAGCGGCACTTATAGGAATGTTTGCAACAGCGAAGATTATTCCGGCAGTAACAACACTCATCGGCAATATTAGCAATATTGGACTTGCGTTGAAAGGCTTAATTACCCTCATGACGGGTTCCGGTGGCATACTTGGCGGAATATCTGCAATAGCAACAGCAATCGGACCGGGCGGACTGATTATTGCTGCAGTCGGCGCGGTAATAGCAGCAGGCGTTTTACTTGTAAAGAACTGGGATTCCATAAAAGAATTTTTTGGGAATATAGTTGACTGGATCAGTGAAAAAACGCAAGCATTTGCAGAGGGATTTATAAGCAAATGGAGCTCATTAACAGAAAAAGTTAAAAATATCGTTTCCATATTAGCCAATTCGCTAAAAGAAAAGGTAGATTTTATAAAATCTGGATTCAAGACATTTATCGACTGGATAAAAACTGATTTTGTAAATTGGTGGAAAAAAGCGTGGGAAAATGTAAAGAATACATTTAAAAGTGTATTTGATGCCTTGGTAAATATTGCAAAAGTTCCGATTAATGGCGTAATTGGATTAATCAATGGAATGATACGCGGAATTATTTCCGGAATAAACACTGCTATTGGCGTGCTAAATAGAATGAAAATCAAAGTTCCGAACTGGGTGCCGAAGATTGGAGGAAGCACCTGGGGATTTGCGATCCCGACCATGACAGCACCACAGATTCCATACTTGGCAAAAGGTACAGTTGTGCCACGAAATACTGGAGAGTTTGCTGCAATCCTCGGTGATAACAAGCGTGAGACAGAGGTTGTATCTCCTCTTTCGACTATGAAGCAGGCAATGATGGATGCTCTGAGGGAATCTGGGAACAATGGTGGAAGTTCTCCTCAGTACATCACGCTTAACATTGATGGGCATGAATTTATCCGCTGGCTTCGCGATCAGAACGGACAATACAGGAACCGGACGGGCTTCGGAATCTTTGAAGGGTAGGTGAATATATGAGCGAATTTAGTTCGGGGTCCACTTCGAATTTTGAAGGCTGGCTGCTGAAGTTCGGCGGACAGGTATTCCCGCATGAATATATCAAGAAAGGCGGCTGGAAGAGTACACCGAACCAGAGGCTTGAAAACGACCCTTGGTCAGATACAAGAGGATATCTGCACAGGGACGTAATGGAACACAAGCGCACAAAGATTGAATTCGAAACAGTAGATGATCTGACACTCGAAGAAAAAATCCAGTGCCAGAATATTATAAACAGCGCAATCATAAATAAAGCAGAACGAAAAGGGAAGATTACTTACTGGAATGACGAGACAAATACTTACGAAGATGCAAAAGTATACATCCCGGATATAGACTTCACGGTAAATGAGATTGATAAAAAAAGAAATATGATCTTTTATGCGAGCATCAGGATTGCACTGATAGAGTATTAAACCAGAGTGCATGGGTGTCACAGCTCATGTGCTCTTTTATTTTAGATAGATGGGAGGATGATTATGGCAGACACAGTATCTTTTGATAGTTTATTGAATACGACAGCTGGGATGACGGCTGTTGTTAACAACAAGAAACACGATGATGATGTAGTCAGTGTCACAGGTGTTGATTGGTTTACCTATGCAGGCAAGACTGCCAGTACCATATATGTTTCAGGAAACAATTTTATCGGTTTCGGGCAGAACGCTGAACAGCTCAAAATCTGGCACAGGGATGGTGCAATTTATTATGTTTACCGACAGGAAGGAACACTTACGTCAGGAAAAAGATTCCTTAAAATCAGGGTTGAGGGATATGTATATTATTCAAGCACATCTTCGTCGTATGCACTGAAATATGAGATATTCTTGATAGAGGAACAGACTCTTTTTGTCAATGTTATTCAGAAACCGGCGAACAGTTCATACACTGGCACATCGTCAATTACCGACGGAAAGACCACAACGAGTCTGAATATTTCTGTAGTTTCTGCGGTACCGATTTCTATTCTGGTTAAGAACGCAGGCGTGTCCCAGACGGTTAGCTACGAAAAGTTTGTTGACAAAGTTCTTACCGGAATTACTGTAACAAAAATACCTAACAAGACGACATTTTATCAAGGAGAATTATTTGACAGTACGGGCCTTGAAGTGTCAAAAACATATAATGACGAAACATCAGAAATCATCACTGATTACGAATTATCCGGATTTGACAGTAGTTCCGCAGGTACAAAGACCATAACCGTTACTTCATCTGGCAAGACCACAACGTTTGAGATTACCATTTCAGAAGCCTCTATTACCGCCATATCCGTTACTACTATGCCGAGTAAGGTAAATTACCACATAGGAAAAGAATTTGATTCTACGGGCATTGTGATTACTGCAACTGCAAGTGACGGAAACACTATAGATGTCACGAAAGATAGCGCGTATTCTGGTTTCGACAGTAGTTCTCCAAAGCAATGTGAAATGACCGCCACTTATGGGGATTTCACTTGTACATTTACAGTTACTATTATGCAGCCAGAAAAGATAAATGGAATAAGCTATTCTGGAACTGAATATTTCGCAGGAGACATTACAGATGTGCACGTGAGCAAAATAAACGTTGTATATTCAGATGGTTCAGAACAAGTAACCAGTGGCTTTGTTATCGAAAACAAGACGCTTACAGAAGCCGGCACAATTACTATTAACGTCAATTATTTTGGTATAACAGATGATACGATAAAAGTCAATGTATATGATTCTTTTTTAGTACATATCGGCTCTCCGAATTACGAAGATGTAACAGCGCAATTTGACCTTAGTACAAATATTCTGACTGTATCTGGAAAAGGAGAATTTGTAGGTCTAGAGGATAATTTAGAACAACTTGCGGTTCCACACAGCTTATACACAAGATGCATAAAGATGGTTTTTGAGAATGGAGTCACAAAAATACCAACTGAATTTAGCAGTATTTTCAATAATATAGTTTCTATTGTCTTTGCTGACACAATCACATATATTGACAGCATTAATTTTCCGGTTTTTTTAGGAAAAAAACTGGAAATTCCTGCGTCAGTGGAGACTATTAAGGACGAAGTTTTTGGTTCTTGCCCTAATTTAACAGAGCTAGTTCTCCATGAAGGATTAAAAGTAATTAAAGAACAATCATTTAAGGGATGCCATTCATTAAAGAGCATTATATTTCCAGAATCAATAACATGGTTAAACTACGCCTTTCTTGATGCAACTTTTGATAACATTGAAATCGGAAGTAAAGGTTTAGAGTTTGATATGGAAATGATAGTTCCAGATTGTAAGAATTTAACAATTCGTGGTGGAAGCATGAACGAAATATTTTATGACTCGCCTAGTTTAGAAAACCTTGTTTTAAAAAAGAATGTTATTTTTCTTAAAGATTCCATATTTTCCAGATGCACAAAATTAAAGTCTGTAATTATTGAAAATGGTATTACAAAGATTACAAGTAAATGTTTTCAAAACACGCAGCTCACTAACGTGTCCATTCCTACAAGTGTAACAGCCATTGGTGAAGACGCTTTTCAAACATCAGTTGCAACAAATATTGTCTTGAACAAAAAAACTAATGAAATACCTGGCTCCCCGTGGGGAGCAACAGGCACGATTACATGGTTAATCCAAGTAGCCAGACTTGAAGTTACTCATATGCCGACTAAAACCAGATACTTCGTAGGCGAAACATTTGACAGCACAGGACTTGAAATTGCCGCATACTACAATGATAATACGTCTGAACAAGTAACAGGATATACCTTATCAAGCCCGGATATGTCCGCATATGGAAATAAAACTGTAACGGTTACATTTGATGAAAAGACCGTAGATTTCAGTATTCTTGTAGTCGATATTTCTGGAATCGAAGTAAAAACTATGCCTGCAAAAATCGAATATCCAAAAGGAGACGTATTCGACACAACCGGATTATCCATCCTTGTTAAATACACTGACGGAACATTAGAAACAATAACAACCGGATTTGAAGTATCTGGATTTGATAGTTCTTCTGTTGGCGAAAAGACAATCACAGTAACCTATAAAACCCATACCGCCACTTTCAAAGTAACCGTATACGACCTTTCAGGAATCCGAATTACAAGTTTTCCGTCAAAAGTTTACTACAAAATCGGAGAATCATTTGACCCGTCTGGTCTGACAGTTGCAGAGGTAAGGCAGGATGGAACCGAGAAAGAAATCACAGATTACGATATTTCTGGCTTCGATAGTTCCACCGCAGGTTCTAAGACAATCACGGTTTCTTATAATACAACAACCAACGGTGTTTCCAAATTTGTCGGCTCTGATAGTTTCCAAATTAAAGTCACAAACGATGGAAAGAACCCGTTTGACGATAGCTCAAGCGGTGGTTCTGGTGGCGGTTCTGGTGAAGCTGAAGAAGAAAAAACTGAACCGATCAATGTTACAGTGCACTGGATTAACGGAGAATTTGCCGATCTTACAAACGAAAATATCGACCAGAATACACTTACTTTGCAGGAGTCTATTTGTTCTGAAAGCTATTTCATTTTCGGCGGCTGTGTCTGCAATCAGATAACGTTTCAGGCTCACCACGATCAGTTTAATGGCACTTCGGAAGAGTTTTATCCGTCCGGAAAAATCGAAGTTTACATCGAGAGAAAAGGAACAAAAATCAAAATCTTCACAGGCGAAATCGACAGCGCAGAGCGAAAAGCAAACTCCCTGACACGTAATTTTATTGCATATGATTATCTGTATAAATTACGAAATACTGACATTGCAAGGTGGTATAAAAACCAGACGACTGATAAGAAGAAAAAGCTGACCCAAAAGCAATTCAGAGATAAATTATTTGAATTTTTGGGACTCGAACAGGTTGACACAAAGTTACATTGGGACGACACCTATGTGCCTGATACGAATAATTCAAATGAGATGAACGTAGTGAATATTCTGAAAGATTTATGCTTGCAGAATGACCGTTTTGGTTGGATGAACAGGGACGGCAAGTTTGAGTATCTGAAACTCCGGCAGAACAGTTATAGATACGGGCAGACCACCAGTAATCAGAACATTTATAAATACTACAATAACGAAGAAGTACATCTCGATACATTCAAGAGTTTTACCGCAACAGAGGGAAGAATCTGGTTCCCAAATATTATATTTTGTGACCCTGACCCGAATAGAGCCTTTGGTTTTACACAAGGCGACTATACAGCACAAGAAGCGTATGATAACAACGTTTATTACAATAGAAATAGTTTCTTTGTAGGAAATGAAGACTGGCTAAATTACGTTTGGGATGCAGACGAATATGGCGGTATTTCAAGGGCTAAACCAATTATGAAGATTTGCTATGGCGTATTCGTAAATCAAGATTTGCGGAAATATTACCGTGCACAGGGATATACTGCCGAGGTTCAGGGAAACCCACTGAACATGGTTGGACAGGCAGTCGAACTCTACTATAAAAAGCAGATTCAGCACGACGAGCAGGAACCTACAGAACTGCAATGGTACGTTCATTCATACATCATGAGCAGAACGCTCAAAATCGGCGCCACAGACATGATAGACACCTATTCTGCCAACAACGCACCGTTTAATAGTAACAGTCAGCAGTTAGGAAAATATACTCCCGAAATATCTGGAACGGTCAACCTTACCCGTTCAGAAATGCCGACAATCAGTTATGCGGAATTTACGGACGGTTCGGATTCTGAATTTTCGCCGGCAACGATTGATGATTTTACGGACGGTTCCGGTGGTTCTGGTAGCACTTCTGAGCAATTGAAAAAGGCACAATTAAGGTGCGTAAAGCGAATAAAAAAAGCTGATTATGACGCTCTTGTAGCCGCAGGAACTGACCGGGCAGATACATTGTATTTCACATTCGAGGAGAGCTGATTAGATGATATATAAGGCATTTTTGAACAGACAGGAAATCACTGGATTTCCTGTCAAAGGTAAAGATGTAACAAAGATTTATGGCGGGGATATTTTGCTATGGGAAAAATCAGGAAAACTTCCCATGAAAGAAATATGCTGTGCAAGAGGAACATATTACTGGGCATCGGATTTAAGTGGTCCATACGAGACATTTAATGAGATTGAATTTTCGGTTCGTAACCAAAATGAAAATGGAAAAGTATATCTGACTCAAAATACAAAGGTTGGATATTATCTTGAATATAACCATATATCCGGTCAATCGTTTTCGTGTCGAGCGTATGTTATGTATGATGGTGTTGTAATTCCAGAAAAAGGTTCTGACTATTTTTTAAATGTTAAAAAGACATATAAAAAATACGATATGAGCGAAAATTTACTTGAAAAAACTGAGGAATGGCAATTTAGTACATTAGTTGATAAAAATAAGCCTGGAATATATCAAGTTGGATTTGGAAATGGCGTATCTCTTGGGCTTAATGCACTTCCAATTAACGGTATGGTAACTGGCGGAGTGGGTTTTGACTCGCTCGAAAAATTAAAGGAATACATGGGCGTTTCTTAATTAATTTGATGAATAAGAGCACCAAAATCGCAAATAAGAGCGCATTTTCCATAAAAATCCAAATAAGCCCTTATTCGCCAAAATAATCTTAAAATCTCAGTCCTGACTGCACTAAAATGTAACTATATTAAAAATAAAAAATGAATAATTTGTAAATGTAAATTTTGCTTGTTTTCAGAATAATTCAATCATCTGAGAAAATAATAAAATCCAGAAATAAATATTCTGTCAACGAGCGATTTTCGTTTACATAATATCTCGATGTAACGTTACAATAACGTTACCAGTAACGCAATGTAACGCAATAGAATAAGAATAAGAAATAGAATAAGAATATAATTAATATATATACGAGATATATATTAATCGTCAAATTAGGCTAATTTGACCCTGACATTCTTAATTCGTTTCAGCCTAAAGAAACCATTTTCATTAACAACCTTGTACTTGACTCATATAACGATTTTGTGTGCGATTCGATAAAATCCTCGGATAATATATAAAAATTGATTCTAGGGGCAAATACAGAGCTTACAAGGCATATTTAACAGAAAGGAGCAACGTGATATGACAAACGAACAAAAAGCAGTTCTCAGGAAGATTATTTATGCAGTCGAAACCGGCGGACAAGTTTATGGACAACAGGATTATTCAGACTTTACAGAAGCCTACGAGAACAATTCAGATGAACATGCAATCACAATCGGTGCAGGAGCGTGGTACGGAACCGAAGCCAAGACACTTCTGGAACGAATTTACGATGCCGACCCGGAACAATGGGAGAAGATAGACAAGGTCGGACTTCTGGAACAAGTTCAGACCGCAAACTGGGAATGTTTTAATATTTCCAGAGCGTCGCAGCTTGCTGACACCATAATTGCCCTTATTTCGTCCGATTTGGGCGTTAAATGCCAAGATAGCCTTATGGATGAACAATTAGCCACCTACGCAGACGAAGCCTTTAAACAGGGCGTTACGGATGCCAGAGTGCAAGCCATGTGCGCGAACTTTAGGCACCAAGGCGGGCAAGGGGCGGTAACGAGGATTCTGGCAAAGACTCAGAAGCCATATACGCTCGATAATCTCTATGCAGCCTGCCAGACGGACACAGGGAACCAAGTCGGGGCATATAAGGACAGGCAGAGATTTGTTTATGACGCATTAAAAACATATTTTCCAGAAAGTGCGGTACAACAAATGGTAACAGTAAAAATTAGTAATTGTGGGCATGACGAGAACGGCAGATATGCAGGCGGAAAAGCCGGCGATCAGACCGGAACAGAATATCAGATTATGAATTGGTACAGCAGACCATGGCTCTGCGTTCTGAGATTCGAAGATAAAACAATTTCCGATATGATTGCGGATATGGCAACGAAAGCGGCTCAGAATGACCATATCGGTTACGATATGGGGACTGTGGGAAACGATAATGATAGATATACATTCTGGCAACAACTTAAAGCCAATGGATATGACCCTGCCAAAATAAAAAAAGACTGCGAGAGTGATTGTAGTGCCAGTACAGCAGCGATTATCAAAGGAGCCGGATACCGTCTGGACAATGAAAGACTGAAAACTGTCAGTATTTATTTGACTACTTACGATATGCGACAAGCGTTAAAAGATGTAGGTGCGAAAGTGCTGACAGACTCTAAATACCTGACTTCTGGCGATTATATTAAGACCGGAGATATTCTTCTGAATGACGATCATCATGTGGCAATTGCAGTTACTAGTGGTTCGTTGTCTGGAGATGACATAGAACCAAACCGGAACTCAAAAATGAACACCAGAGCCTACATTGCACAGATAAAAAAAGACACGAAATGCTATGTAGAATCAAACAAAAATAGCCCATCAAAACTGTTTCCGAAGTTAAAAAAAGGTGCAATTGTAGAGGTGATGAAGTACACAGAAACCGACAGTTCAGGGTTGAAATGGTATTTCATCCGCATCCCTTATCCGAACGATGATGGGTTCGTTTTTGAATTTATTCCAAAAGGATCATTCACTAGAATCACGAAAATTTCTAAATAATCCCCCCCCCGGGATTGGCCCCGGGAGTTTTATCTTTAAACATATTTTGTATCATTTCGGAAGTTTTAGACTGTTATCGTTAGTCACACGTTAGTCACAAATAAAAATATTGTTTCCTAATATAATAGTGGCAAAAACACTGTATTTACAGGCATTTGCGCAATTTTCTAAATTCTATTTATTGGTCACAATTAATAAAATTAGAATAATGAAAATGAAATGCGGGAAATCCTTGTAAAATCGCTGAAAACGTTGATTTTAATAGGGTTTCCGGCATTTCGATAATGATATTTCGGTTGTCTTAGAAATATTAAAATGGGTTCCATTAGTCACAGTTAGTCACAAATGGAACTTTTATCTTTTCTATCTCTGCCCGGAGTTCTTCCAGTGTCCTGTGGCCGTACACAGCATTTGTGACGTCTCCACCAAAGGAGTGGCCAAGCATTCGTTTTCGGTCATTCTCCCGGACGCCGTATTTTTCACACAGCGCAGAAAAGGTGTGTCGACAATCATGCGGCGTGTGTTTTGGATTGCCGACTATTCCCAAACGTTCCAGTGTAGGATAGAACAATGCTTTTCTGTGATGCTGCTGAGTATACACGCATAATTTTCCATCTTGTGTCAGTACTTTCTGTTCGACAAAATGATATACGGCAGGATGTATCGGGACAATTCTGTTTTTACCGGCTTTTGTTTTAATGCCGCCTTGAAAGTATTTCTCTTCCAGGTTAGTTGTAAGTTTTAACACTTCACCGATTCTCCAACCAGAATAGCACATAATAAGAATGAGCTGCACTTCTGGATCGTCCTTATTATTCCACAGTACTTGCATCTCCTGATCAGAAAATGGTGTTCCATGTTCGGTGTCATTATCAGTATTGACATGGACATATAACGCCTTGTTTTCCGTTACGATTTCTGAGTATACGGCATATTTGTACATCTGTTTAAACAGAGTCAAAATAGCCATCTGGCTTTGCTTTTTCAGCTTACAGTCATCAATAACCTTTTGCATATCAGGAGCCTTTAAATCTTCGAATATGCGATTGTGCAGAACAGTACAGTTTGAATAGGCTGTCCGGTATGCTTCCTTTGAACTGTATGACAGTTTTGTTCCCTCTGGGAACTTCCACGCATAAAACTGTTTATATACCTCTGAGAACGTCAATTTCTTGATTTCCGGGTGTTTTCCTTCGACACCCTTAATTGTATTGTAGTCAGCAATTAAGCGGTTCACAAGGGCGTCTATGTCGGTCGTAGGGGACACCTCAAGAGTCCGTTCCATGCCGGGTTGATACGTGCCGGCTTTGTATGCTGTCAGGACGGTGAAACCTTTTATCCAGTCATCTACGTAGCAGATCGCCGGCGGACGTTTTAGTTTACCATTATCGCCCAGTGTAGCCGGCGGATGCACTGCAAAACAGTTTCTCCGATTCTTGCCAAGATACCGGATAGAGCCGAAATTATTCGGTAACTTTGGATATTTCTTTCTTTTCTTCGCCATTTTTATTCCTCTTTTCTTTATGTAACTGCTTTTAGGTATAAAAATAACAGCCGAACAAATTTTCTGTCTTGTTCGACTGCTCCGAAGATGATACAATATGTTTTGCCAGAATATAGCATCTCTTCGGAGATGTATAAACGCCGTCCCGGTACGCCAATGCCGGGGCGGTTTTTTATTATTCTATTTCTTCAATATCGAGAGAATATCCAAGAACTTCTCCAACGTCTGTGCATTTTCCTTTTAAAGTAACGGTGTCACCCTTTGACATGGATGCTATTTTGGATTTTTGGTCGTCGTTTTTGATGTAGCACTGGACTCCAATAATCTCAAAATCTCCATCAGCCATAAGATCAATATATTTTCCGGCTGCATCAATGTTGCTGAGCTTTCCGGTAATCTCAAGATATTTGCCTTTGTATTTATCAGATGCGCCCATTGCATTACTGTCAAGCTGAGACATCATATCGTTGACTGATACGGATGTGTATTCAATTGGTGCAGGTGTGTCAGTTTCTTTTGCAGACTCTGTTTTTGCGGATGTACTGGAAGTTGACGTAGTACCTGAATCCGAATTTCCGCCAACGGCACCAATAACGCCGATTGCGACAACTGCCAGAACTACCCATTTAAGTTTTCCACCTTTTTTCTTACTCATAGAATTGCTCCTCCTAATAGCTTTATTCGCCACATTTCGCACTTTTCATGCGGATTATGTATTTTGTACCGCTGATTTTGCGATATTATGTAAAGTACGGTTATTCGTGGTATTTTTATTTTATCATTTTAAAAGCATATTGTAAAGATTTAGAACGAAATAGAGTGATTTAGATGAATAAGAAATGTTTTTTTTCTATAAAATAATGAGAGTTCATGTATATCATTGGCAGTTGCCAAGAATCGGAATAGGTGGTATAATAGCAAAAGCGAACTAATGTTCGGTTCTATTTCCCACAGACCGGACATATACTGTAGTGTAGGTGGTAGTTGCGACAGGGAGGGTTATTTATGGATTATAAGAAAGAGATTATTGAACTAATAGAAAACTGTGATAATATTCATTGGTTAAAAACGATATATGCATACATAAAAAGATTAATAGGATAACAAAGAAAAAGACAAGGGTTTGCGCATTGCCCTTGTCTTTCTTTTTTTACTTATTGGAAATCATGTCAATCAGCTCTTCGAGTTTGTCCCATCCATCATCGTCCAATCTGGCTAATGCAGATACAAGACGGTGTCTAAATGAATCTTCGCCGGATTTCTGTATGTCTGCGAGCATTTCTGCAATTTCTTCATCTTTGCTCTTTGGAATAAACATACTTCCCTTTCCTGTTCTGAGCCATTCTTCACTCACTCCATTATTTGCCAACATTATTACATGCTGATCTGTTACTTTCCTACGCCCTGATTCAATATCAGAAACGCCAGACTTTGTAATTCCAAGAAGTTCGCCGAATTTCTCTTGACTTAGATTCATTGCTTTGCGCAATTCTTTTATTCTGTCATTCATAATATCCTCCTTTCATTTAATACTATACCACCTCTGTGTGGAAATGTAAAGGAGAAAAGTTCGCAAACCGAACAAAAAACTGTTGACAAGGTTCTTTATGCGTGATATTATATACGCATACCGAACAAGGAGGTGAAAACAACGAGCCAAATAAAAAAGTTTTTCCACTGGTACTTTTTTGAGCCAAGGAAAACATTACTGGAATGGTTCATGGCAAAATTCCAAACTTTCCATCTTTACGCTTGATTCGAAAGTACATTTTGCAATTTCGGTTTACGGTATAAACTCCGTGATCTCGGTCAAGCAGACCTAGGCGGTTCAGATAGTCTAGTGTCTGGTATCTAAAGAAACGATTAGATTTGATAATCGGCAACAAGTAGAGAGTTATTCGCTCACTAAAGGATAACTCAATGTTAGAAAAGTCAATATTTTTCATTTTAATCTCCTCTCATAGGAGAGTATATCACAAGAAAGGAGTGAGTGCATTGTCGGAGAAAGAAAAAAGAATCGTTGAAAAGCTGAAAGATGCGATTCCTAAGATGTCAGAATTTGACAAGGGTTACATTCTCGGCAAGACGGAAAGTTTTTCTGAGAAAAAAGATGATTCTGATCAGAAAGAAGAGACCAAAAAAGGAGCATGAAATGAGCGAAGTTGATACTTACATCAAGGAAAATGCAGAAGTTCATCAGTTCGCCGCAGAGGTTGCGAGAATCATATCAGGCATTCCACAGATGCCAGAGTTCTCATCAGAAATTCTGACTGTAGCCGATGCAAGTCAACTGATTGGACTTCCTATTACAGCAATCCGGGCAGGGATTGTATACGGATGGCTACCGATCGGCGTAGCTGTGCAGAATAACAAGCCAGCAAAAAGCCTTTCCGGTGGACGAATCACATACATCATAAGCCCTAGGAAAGTCTATGAAGTAACTGGTCATGTCTGGAAAGGCAAAGCTGCTCTTAATAAGTAGGTGCCCCGGAGGGAGCTGGAACCTCCACCCCGGAGCTTTGCACCCACTAAAGTACCTTAGTGGATAGATACATTATAGTTCTCTATCTGCTAATTGTAAAGACAAATAAGAAAAAATAAGGAGAAATTAGCACGATATGAGTGAAATTAAAAACGAAAGCCAGCCAACATGGGCTGACATCGAAGTAGCACTTGCGGCTGAAATTGTCGAAGAAAGCAAGAAAAAGTCAAAAAGATGGTTCACGGCATGGATTGTGACAGCCGCCGCACTGGTGGCGAGCAACCTCGCGTGGATTCTGGGAGAAATAAAATGAAAGAGTATATGTTGATCGCCGTGTGCATGCTTGCCGGGAAATATGTTGATGTACCTATCTGGTTGAATATCTTTTTCGGTATCTCAATGGTATGGGTGGTGCGCCAGATGAAACAGACTGGCAGTAGGAAATAAGGAGGATAAGAAGATGTTCGAGAAAGAGATTGATGAAATTTATGAACTCTGTAAAAGAGTCACGAACGAAGTTCCGACAGCAAGTGTCACATTCAACTATTCAATTTATGGCATGAGCGTATTTGGACTCAAAAGAAAAGAAGACGCTTGTCTTCCAAAAGACGTGTTTAAGTGGGATTTGTACCAAGACGTATCTTTTAACCCATTTTACGAGAAAGAAAGTCGTGAAAAGCTTAATAAAATCAAAGCTTTCTTACTGGAATTTCTGATAGATGGGAAGTGTCCAAATGAGTAAACAGATAGCAATTATGAAGCTTCTTCCCAGTCTGGAGATAGCAGGATGTATCAACGAGCTGCTCAGAGAGCTTCAATCCAGAGGAGATTACGTTCTGGATTATGAAAACTGTGATATGTCTCTTGACCATGTGGAATATCACAAGGCAGAAGATATCGACGGTGAGAAGTTCGGGGATGCTTCAGACAATTTGTATTGCTTTTTCAAGGTGGTATAAACATGAACGAGAGAATTAATGAAGTTCTGAGATTGATTGATGTGCAGCTCGCCACAGTTCCGGATAATCCTATTGAAGAATCATACAAGGCAAGAGCATTGGCAAGCTATGTACAGGCTCTGAATGGGCTTTTAACGGCTCAGAAAGTATATAAGGAGGGAAGTTTATGATAACTCTTGAAGCAAGCAGATTCATGGTGGCATGTGAAGATTATGAATCTAAGGTATTTATTCGAGATCGTAACGGCATTAAAGAAGTCACGGAATCTATGAGTGACGAGGATAAAAATGATCTGATAAGTGATTTAATATATGTCGTTTCAAAACTGGTCAAAGAGAGGGACGCTCATGAGTGAATTTGAAATCCGTATTCCGGCAAGGAAGAAACAACCGGTAACTGATAAGGATAACCCAGTCGTGAAAGTATCAACAGGTGCTTACAACGCACTGGTTGAAATCTATAACGAATCAACCTTATCAATGAAAGATATCGCAAGTCTGCTGATTATCGAAGGCAGTAAACATGTGGTTTATGACAAGGAGGAATAACAGTGAATATATATGAGAAGTTAGGGATTATTCAGTCAAAACTGAAAGCCCCTAAGGGTCAGTATAACTCCTTTGGGAAATACAAATATAGAAGTTGCGAGGATATTTTGGAAGCAGTAAAGCCACTTCTATCAGAAACAAAGACTGTATTAAGCGTCACAGATCGCATGGAAGTTGTTGGGGACAGAATATATGTCAGAGCAGAAGCCCACCTGAATGATTGCGAAGACTCCGGTGAGATTACAACCGTTGCTTATGCAAGGGAAGAAGAATCTAAGAAAGGCATGGATTCTTCACAGGTGACAGGTGCAGCTTCATCTTATGCCAGAAAGTACGCTTTGAATGGACTGTTCTGTATTGATGATAACAAAGACAGTGATTCTACCAATACAAGAGAGAAAGAAAGAACATCTGGCAAAAAGGCAGAACCGGCAAAAGAAACCGATATGATTAGTTCTGAAAGTGTTATGTCGATTAAAAATATCATCGACAAATACCCGGAAGCTAAGCTCGCGGACCAGATCAAGACTCGGTTCAAAGTAAACGATATTAAGTCTCTTAACAAGGAAAAGGGACAAAAATGTCTCAAAATGTTAATTGACTATGACAAGCAACATACAGAAAAAGGAGCAATAGCATGAATAAAGTAATCCTTACAGGAAGATTTACACGTGATCCAGAGATTAAGTATACTAACGACGGGACATCTATTGCAAGATTCTCTATTGCAGTGAACAGAAGATTTGTAAAAGAGGGTTCTGACCAGAAAGCAGATTTCTTGAACTGCATCGCTTTCGGAAGGTCGGCAGAATTTATCGAGAAATATTTTTCTAAAGGAATGAAAGCGGACTTATCTGGCAGAATCCAGACCGGCAGTTACACCAATCGTGATGGACAGAAGGTATACACGACAGACATTGTCGTGGAAGAGATTGAATTTGGCGAAAGCAAAGGCTCTAATCAGAGCCAGCAGAAGCCGGAGACGCCGCATCCAGAAACAGACCCAGACGGATTTATGAGCATTCCAGATGGAATTGACGAGGAGGTGCCGTTCGCATGATACAAATTGACAGTAGGGAACATCAGAAGGTTATTGATGGCATTAAAAAAGCATTTGATGCAGCAGGGGAAAAATGGTTTGTGTCTAAGCTCTATGTCGGGGATTACATGAATTATGACAACCCTCGACTGGTTGTCGACCGAAAGCAAAATCTCTCTGAATTATGTAGCAATGTGTGCCAGCAGCATGAAAGATTTCGCGCTGAGATTGTCCGGGCAAATGAAGCAGGAATAAAACTCGTGTTCCTGTGTGAACATGGAAAAGGGATTGACAAGCTTGATGATGTGCTCTGGTGGGAGAATCCCAGAGGTAAGAAAAGAGTTAAAAAGAATGGCGTCTGGGTAGATCAGGAGCAGAAAGTTATGCATGGAGATGTCTTATATAAGATTCTTTACACGATGCAACGCAAGTATGGTGTTGAATTTCTGTTTTGTGACAAGAAAGACACTGGCAAAAGAATTTTGGAGATTCTGTTAAATGGATAAAGAAGCAATTAAGCAGCAGAATAGCATGAGAGACGTCCTGAGTAGATACGGAATGATTCCAAACAAAGCAGGATTTATTCAGTGTCCATTTCACAATGAACGCACTGCTTCTATGAAAATCTACAAAGACAGCTATTATTGTTTCGGTTGTGGTATGTCTGGTGACATATTTACTTTCGTTCAGAACATGGATAATTGCGATTTTAAGACAGCTTTTACCATACTTGGCGGAACTTACCAGAAACCAGATTTCTCTTCCAGAATGGCAATATATCACCATCAGAAGCAGATGGAAATGCGGCAGAAGGAAGAACAGAAGAAAAAGTCCGAGTTGCAAGAATGTTTGTCTGATATAGATTTCTACCGGGCCGTCCTTGGCAGAGTGAAACCATTGTCTGACGGATGGTGTGAAGCATGGAACAAGTTGCAACTTGCACTATATCACCATGGATTTATTACAGGACTGGAAGAAGGTGATTAAAAGTGGAAATGATAAACAAGCTCACGAAGGATTCTATTCTGGACGAAGAAGTGTTTGACGAGATATTCAGTCAGGAAGACGAGATATACAAGGCACGTCTTACACTGACTCTTCTGGACAGAGCCAAGGAGCTTGGCGTAAAAAAAAAAT